ACAAGTTTTAATTTATATAAATAACAAATAAAATATGGAAAATAAAAAATTAACACAAGAAGAATTAGATAAAATATCTAAATTAAAGAAAATTGATCAAGAATTAGTTTGGGATATTGGTCAAGTTGAATCTGATATTTTTATTTTAGAATCTAAAAGAGAAAAATTGAAGCAAAAATTCCTAACACACTTATCAGAACAAAATAACTTTGCTGATGAATTAAATAAAAAATATGGTGTAGGAAGAATAAATTTAGAAACAGGAGAATTTATTTCTCAATAATACATTTTATAATTTTTATGCCATATTTATCATTAGACTCAATCTAGATAAAAATGGCAACAGAAACATTAATTTCACCAGGTGTATTAACAACCGAAAACGACCAGTCCTTTTTAACAGCTGGCCCTGTATCAGTTGGTTTAGCATTAGTTGGTCCAACAGTTAAAGGACCAGTTAATATTCCAACTACAGTTACTTCATATTCTGAATTTAGAAATAAATTTGGAAGTTCTTTCTTATCATCATCAACAAACTATGAGTATTTAACATCAATGGCCGCCTACAATTATTTTCAACAAGGTGGTGATTCAATTTTAGTTACTCGTGTTACTAGTGGTAGTTTTACAAGTGCTACAGCTACTGTTGGTGTTACAGGATCAACTCTTTCTAACTTTACTTCTAGTTTCACTTTAGCAACTATAGCTATGGGAAATATTATGAATAACTCAGGTAGCGCTATAGCTAATGGAGCTTTAGAATCTGGTTCTACAGAAAATGTTAGATGGGAAGTTCAAAATTCTAACGCTAGTCAAGGTACATTTACTTTAGTTGTTAGACAAGGTACTGATACAACTTTAACTCCAAGTGTTTTAGAAACATTTACTAATGTATCTTTAGACCCATTAGCACCAAATTATATTGAAGCTGTTGTTGGTAACCAATATAGAACAGTTGAATATGATGCTTCTGTTGGTGGATATTATATAAAAATAAATGGTGATTATACTAACAAAAGTAATTATGTTTATATAAGTGCTGTAAACAGACCAACTCCTGGATACTTCCAAAATGATGGAACTCCTTATGGTCCTTACACATCATCAGTTGTTAATACAGCTTACTTACCAGCTAATGGATCTGGTTCATATTTTGGTTCATTTAATGGTGGTGTTGGTAAAAACCCAATAGATGGAACTACTATGTTTTCTGGTATTTCAACAATAACTCAAGGTTTTACAGCTGGTTTTTATTACACAGCTAGTTCTATTTTAAATAATAAAGATCAATACGCATTTAATTTAATTACAACTCCAGGTTTAGTAAATAGTGTTCACTCATCTACTACAGCTGCTTTTATGACATTAGCTGAAGAAAGAGGTGATTGTTTTTATATACTTGACTTAGCTCCATACAATTCTACAATTGGAACTATAACTGCTCAAGCATTAGGTGAAGATAGTTCATATGCTGGATCTTATTGGCCATGGGTTCAAATGGTATCAAATGAAACTGGTAAATTAGTTTGGGCTCCAGCTTCAACAGCTATGGCTGGTGTGTATGCATTTAATGATAAAGTAGCAGCTGAATGGTTTGCTCCAGCAGGTTTAAATAGAGGTGGTTTAGGTGGTGTAATTCAGGCTGAAAGAAAATTATCTCCAACAGATCGTGATACATTATATGCTTCTAAAGTTAATCCAATTGCAACATTCCCAGGAGTAGGAGTTGTAGCTTATGGTCAGAAAACATTACAACAAAAAGCTTCAGCTCTTGATCGTATTAATGTTCGTAGATTATTAATTAATTTAAAGAATTTTATTGGTGGAGTAGCTAATACAATTGTGTTTGAACAAAATACAACTGTTACAAGAAATAATTTCTTAGCTAGAGTTAATCCATACTTAGAATCTGTACAACAAAGACAAGGTTTATATGCCTTTAAAGTAGTAATGGATGAATCAAATAACACCCCAGATGTAATTGATAGAAATCAATTAATTGGTCAAATTTATATCCAACCAACAAAAACAGTTGAATTTGTATTATTGAGTTTCAATATTACTCCAACTGGTGCGAGCTTCTCTTAATGTCTAATATTTATAACAAATAAATAACCATGCCAGTATTAAACGCAAACGAAATCATGTTTACTGCTTTTGAACCAAAAGTTCAAAACAGATTTATTATGTATATTGCAGGTGTTCCTGCCTATTTAATTAAAAAAGTAACAGCTCCTAACTTTGAAGCTGGTGAAGTAGTATTAGATCATATTAATGTTTACCGTAAAGTTAAGGGTAAAGTTAGATGGGGTGATATGCAGATTGAATTATATGATCCTGTAACACCATCTGGTGCTCAAGCTGTGATGGAATGGGCTCGTTTAGCTCATGAATCAGTAACAGGACGTGATGGTTACTCTGATTTTTATAAAAAAGACTTACGTTTTGATGTTTTAGGTCCAGTTGGTGATGTAGTAGGTGAATGGATTATCAAAGGTGCTTATGTTAAAACAGCTGCTTTTGGTGATTATGATTGGTCTCAAGACTCATACATTAACTTATCTATTACTGTAGCTATGGATTATTGCATATTGAACTACTAATAAAAAGTTTAATATTTTTAAGAAGGCTCGGGAAACCGAGCCTTTTTTATTCATATTTATAACCATGCCAACAATAGTATCTGAAAGTATACAAATTGACTCTACTATTTATGATGAGTACAAAGAACAATTTGCCACTCCTTATTTTTCAGGAAGTGAATTAGCATTTTTACAAGTATTTTACAGTATTCCTTTTTATGAAAGACATAGATCTAACACTGTAGAATTATTTCCTCAAATTAGAGAAAACTCAGGAGTTGGAAGATATTGGGAAATTTCAAATGAATTTGCTCAAAATGTAATATCATCTAGTTATGGTGTTGAAGTTTTTAATGCTTTTTGTGTTAAATAATAAGTTAAGATATAATTATATAAAGAAAGAATAAAATGTCTCAAAAAACTAAACAACAAATACAATCAGAAGCTTCAACTTTTATTGAAAACAATATAAATAGAGCTATTACAGCTGCTGATGTTAGGCAACGTGTGATAGATTTAGCTGACAGTACAGTATTTACAACAGGCTCATCATTAGTTACAGGATCTATTACAGTATCTGGATCTATTATAATAACTGGATCTTTAATTATAACAGGTTCAAATACATTAATAGCCTCAACTCCAGCTGAATTTTCAAGTATTATTAGACAGGGTGTTGATATAGGTGTATCAGGAAGTCCAGCTTATAATGTCACTGCTTCTGGTTTAGTTTCATTTGCTAGAGGTTTAAATGCTACTGCTTCAGGTGATTATTCTTTTGCTAATGGTGATAGTGTTTTAGCTAGTGGATCTTTCTCAATAGCTGAAGGATTAAAAACTACAGCTAGAGGTCCTTATTCTCACACTGAAGGATCAGGATCAATAATATTACCTAATTCTATAGGTTCCCATGCTGAAGGATTTAGAAATACAATATCAGCTAGTTATGCTCATGCTGAAGGTTATATTAATACAGCTTATGGTGATTGGTCTCATGCTGAAGGTTTAATAAGTGTAACTTGGGGAAGATTTTGTCATGTTGAAGGTGATGATAATGAGGCTGGTGATTCATCTCTTATTAATAACGCTAAATTTGGAAGCCATGCTCATGCTGAAGGTTGTTATAATTTTATAGAGGGTTATGGTTCACATGGTGAAGGTAATAGTAACTTTATAGTAAATACTTTAAGTGGAGGTGGAGTAGATTATTATAGTGAAGGAGGTTGGTCTCACATTGAAGGATATAATAATTATGTAAAGGGAGTTTGGTCTCATGCTGAAGGATCAAATAATGAAATAACAGATTACACTAGATATTCTCATGTTGAAGGAGTATCAAATACAATAATTTATAGTAATTATACCCATATTGAAGGAGGTTATAATTCTGTATATAATTCTTATGGAGCTCATATTGAAGGATATAAAAATTCAATAAGTTATGGTTTTCAAGTTAGTGGTTTAACTTTATCTTATAACCATAGTGAAGGTGCTTATAATACTATACATTATAGTGCTTTTTCCCATATTGAAGGAGGTAGCAATTCAATATTAAACTCAATATATGGTCATGCTGAAGGAGCAGGTAATACTATTGGTGGAACATTTGTTTATACAACTGGTAGTCATGTTGAAGGGTTTAAAAACACAGTATTAGGTAATTATGCTCATGCTGAAGGTTCTGGTTCTGTAGCTAGAGGTAATTTTTCATATGCTGCTGGTATAGGTACTATAGCTAGTGGAAGTGGTCAAAATGTAGTTGGTGCTTATAATACTATTTATACAGCTTCAAATGATTTATTTATAATAGGTAATGGTAGTTCTATTAACAATAGAGATACTTTAGCTAGATTTAATAAAACATTCACTGTGTTATCACAAAGTGTTTATATGCCTAATCTAACAGCCTCAGTACAAAATTATGTTATTGGGTGGGACATTAATGATGGAGGTAAATTATACGTTCAACCAGTTGGAACTGCTACTGGTTCAGTAATTGTATATCAAACAAGTTCTGTAGTGAATGCTTCAACAACTAAATTTAACTTTACAGGATCAGGAGTTACAGTTACATTAAGTGGTAGTGATGGAGTATTAATAAACATTCCAGGTGGTGGAGGTGGATCTGGTACAGCTGGCACTTCAGGTAGTTCAGGTTCTTCTGGATCAAGTGGTACTAATGGTACAAGTGGTACTAATGGATCAAGTGGTACTAATGGATCAAGTGGCTCATCAGGTACATCTGGCTCAAGTGGAATAAGTGGATCATCTGGTTCATCAGGAACTAGTGGAAATTCAGGAACATCAGGATCATCAGGATCATCAGGAACCAGTGGAAGTTCAGGAATATCTGGTACTAATGGTACATCAGGTACATCATTTAGTAATGTTTATGATGAAGGTACATTAGTTGAAACTGGAGTAAATAAAATAAATTTTGTAGGTAATGCTGTTAGTGCTTCTTTAAGTGGTTCAAATGGTGTTTTAGTTACAATTAATACAGGATCCTTTGTACCAACTGATGATTGGCAAGATGTGACATCAAGAGACAACCATACATCATGTAGTTTAGATGTTAGTTTACCATCATTACAAGGTAATGCTAGAAATATAACAGGCTCATTTAGTAATGGTCCAACATTTACTCATGGTAGAGCCTTAACAGCATCAGCTATATTTTCTAATGTTCAAGGTTATAATAACTTAGTTGGATCATCATCTCCATTTTTTGGAAATTATGCTCATGCTGAAGGTTATAATAATACAACTTATGGATTGTATTCACATGTTGAAGGTGAAAAAAATACAATATCATTTACAGCTGATCTTATCCCAGATACAGCTTCTCACGCTGAAGGTTATAATAACATTATAATAGGTGGTAAATATAACCATATTGAAGGTGAAGAAAACACTATAATAGGTAGAGCTTCTCACGTTGAAGGTTATTCAAATATAGTTAGTGGAAGTTATTCACATGCTGAAGGTAATAACAATGAAATTCGTAGACTTATTCCAGGTGCTGGATATGCTGCTGTTAACTATGCTCATGCTGAAGGTTCAGACAATATTGTTTCTGGAGATTATGCTCATGCTGAGGGTTCATCAAATACAGCTTCTGGTTCTTATTCTCATGTTGAAGGCAGAAATAATATAACTTATGGTTTATACTCACATGCTGAAGGTAAACTTAATATAACTTATGGTTTAGATTCACATGCTGAAGGTGACGCAAATATAACTTATGGTGAACATTCTCATGCTGAAGGTTGTTTTAATATTACAAATGCTTATGGATCACATGTTGAAGGTAATGGATCAACAACATTAACTCATGCTAGTTGGTCACACGCTGAAGGTAACTCCACAACAACTCAAGGTCGTTGGTCTCATACTGAAGGTGGTAGTACTTTAGCTATAGGAGAAACATCACATGCTGAAGGATCAACAACAACAGCTATAGGCTCAGGTTCTCATGCTGAAGGAAGTGGTAATATAACATTTGGAGATTATTCACATGCTGAAGGATTTTCCAATGTATCAACTGGATCTTATTCTCATACTGAAGGTTATTTTACAACCACTATTGGTATTAATTCACATGCTGAAGGACGTGAAACAATTGCTTTTGGTGAAGGTTCTCATGCTGAAGGATATAGAACAACAGCTAGTGGAAGTTATTCTCACACTGAAGGTAATTGGACTGTAGCTAAAGGTGATTATCAAACTATAGTAGGTAAATTTAATGCTACTAGTTCATTACTAAATAATGCTCAATTCATTGTTGGTAATGGTACAGCTAATAATGCTAGATCTAATTCATTTGTAGTGACTGGAAGTCAAGTAGGTATTAACACAACTCCAGCTACTTCAATAGCATTACATGTTGATTCAACAGCAGGTGGATTTAGGATGCCAGTGATGACATATGCCCAAAAAATAGCTTTAATTAAACATCGTGGTTTAGAAGTTTATCAAACAGGAAGTGTGACACAAACATCTTTTATAACAAGAAAACTAGGAGGATTAATATTCACTATTCCTATAACAACAACAATCCCAGAAGGACCTTATATGGTTCAACCATCAGGAAGTGCTGGTTTAGTATGGGTAGCCAAATAATTATAATAAAACAAAAATATGCCAGAAGAAAATGAAATATTAGCCGGTTCATCATTTGATGTTGAAACAGGTGTTCAAACAGTTTATGGTAGTGTATTCTCATATGGAGATTTAGCTACATCAGGATCAGTAGTTATAACTCCTACAGGATCATTACCTTCCCCAGGTGATTCTTTAAACGGTCAAGTTATTAATCTACAATTATCTACAACAGGATCATTATATTTCTTTAATGGAATAACCTGGAAACAAGTAATGCTAGCCCCTTAATATTATGAAAACAAAAATTAGTTATGTAACAGAATTACCAGTTACAGTTGGAGGACCTTTAATTTATTTCTTCCCAGAATCTAAGGAAGAATTAACTCAAACTTACACAGTATCATTTTATGATAATGAAAAATTAATTAGTAAAACAGAAATTTTACCTGATAAACCTTTAACAGGAAATAGACAATGGTTTACTGAATGGAAAATACTTATAAATGATCAAAACGGAAATATAATTGATTATAGTGAATTTAACGCTAAAGATAAGGTTGTATTTATAAAGTGTGATTCTTGGGGAATAGGTGACACATTAGCTTGGATACCATATTTTGAAGAATTTAGAAAAAAACATGAATGTAAGTTAATAGTTTCTACTTTTTATAATGAGTTATTTATTAATGCTTATCAAGAAATAATGTTTGTAAAACCAAATATTAAAATTTGGAATGTTTACTCTCAATATTATGTTGGTACTCAATCTGATATTAATACAATATATGCTCCTTCAAATCATTTAAATAAACCATTACAAAAAGTAGCTACTGATATTTTAGGCTTAGAATATAAAGTAATTAGACCTAATATTGGTATGCCCGATTCTCCAAAACAAAAGAAAATTACATTAAGTGAATTTACTTCAGGTAAAGATAAAGATTGGGGTACAACAGAAGAATGGCAACAAATTGTAGATTTATTTGTTGAAAAAGGATATGAAGTAGTTGTTATATCAAAGGAACCAACTCAATTAAAAAATATAACAGATAAAACAGGTGATATATCTTTAGATCAAAGAGCCATAGAAATAGCCACTTCAGAATATCATATTGGATCTTCAACAGGATTATCATGGTTAGCATGGGCTTGTGACACAGAAGTATTTTTAATTTCTGACTTTACCCCTCCATATCATGAATTTCCATGTTATAGAATATTTAACATAGAAAATCCAGCTGAACAAGTTTTAAGTTCTAAATCAGAACATCCAACTTCTATAAATTATGTTATAGAAGAGATTAAAAAAGTGTTAAAATAATTATTCTTTTATATATTTATATACAAATACATTTGTTATGTCAGAAAATAAATTTAAGTTTCCAACAGAAGTTGTAGAACTTCCATCAAAAGGTTTACCTTATCCAGAATCATCTCCATTATCTAGTGGTAAAGTTGAAATGAAGTACATGTCTGCTCGTGAAGAAGACATTTTAACTAATATGAACTTTATCAGACAAGGTGTTGTAATTGATAAATTGTTACAGTCTATGATTGTATCAGAAATTGATTATAATGAATTATTAATTGGAGATAAAAATGCTTTATTAATTGCTTCACGTATTTTAGGTTATGGTAAAGATTATGACTTTGAAATAATGGATGATTACGGACAAAAAATTAGAACATCAGTTGATTTAACTAGTTTTGATTCTAAACCAGTTGATGAATCATTATTTTCAAAAGGTAAAAATGAATTCGCTTTAAATTTACCTATATCTAAAGTAACTATTACTTTTAAGTTATTAACTCATGCTGATGAGAAAAAAATTGACCAAGAAATTAAAGGTTTAACTAAAGTTAATCCTAATGGTTCATATGATATAACAACACGTTTAAAACACACTATAACATCTGTTAATGGTAGTAAAGAACAAGATGACATCAGAACGTTTGTAGATAATATGATGGTTAAAGACGCGCGTTTCTTACGTGAATATATAGCTAAAATCACTCCTGATCTAGATTTAAATTTTAGTTATATAGATTCAAAAGGTGGTGTTGTGGAGGGCATCACATTACCTATGGGTACTAGCTTTTTTTGGCCTGACTCCGGAGTATAAAGCTGTTTACATGACTGAAGTCCATGATTTAGTTTATCATGGAGGTGGTGGTTTTTTATGGAGTGAAGTATATGATATGCCTATCACAACTAGAAGATTTCATATAAGAAAAATAAATGAATTCAATGAAAAACAACAAGAAGAATATGATAAAGCAAATGGTAAAAACCAAAAACTAACCCTACCAACAAAAAATCCAGTATTTCAACCCGATATAACAACAAGGGCGTCTAAAAAATAGACGCCTTTAATATTTATACATAAATGGCTACAGGTAATCCACCAAATAATCCACCAACCCAAAACCAAATTAATCAGGCTAATACTGACTATCAAACTCAGGTAAATTTAATACAGTCTGTTTATGATCAAGCTCAAAAAGTTCAAGAATCTTTAAAAGAACAATTAGCTACTATAAAAGAAATTAACAAAGAAGGTGGTAACCAATTTATATTAGCTGATAAATTAAGAGAAGCTGAAGAAGATTTACTAAAAACAAAACAAAAAGTAACCAATCTAACAAATGATCTATCAGCCACAGCTAGAGGTGCTGCTTTAGAAGATAAAATTATTCAAGGTTTTAAAGCCAAAGAAAAACTATCAGCTCGATTAACAGAATTAAGACAAAAAGAAGTAGCTTTAACTGAAGCTAATAGAAGAATTAACCAAGGTGATACTAGTGCTATAGCTGATCAAACTAGATTAATATCTGAAATAGCAGCTAAAAAACAAACTATAACTGATGAAGAGAAAAAAGTATCTGATCTAACAGATATAATAACAAGAGATCAAGAAGTTATAGCTAGAGCTTATGGTAAACAGGAAGCAGCTTTAGCTGCTCAATTAATAGCTGCTTTACAACAAAAAGAAGTTGATAAAAACTTAGTTCAAAACTTAAAATCTAAATTAAAATTTGCTCAAGCTAATAATGATGTAAATAAAGACTATCTTGAATATCTTAAAGAACAATTAAAAGTAACTGACAAACAAAAAGAAAAATTAAAAGAAATTGGTGGAACTTTAAAAGTTAATGAGTTTATAACAGCTGCTTCATTAGCTGGTATAATTAAAGCTTTATTTGATTTAGACCAAATCACAACTGATTTTGGTAGAAATTTAGGTATATCTAGAGAACAAGCTACTAAAGTCACAGATGTTTTCCAAGCTTTACAATTTAATGCTTCAAATTTAAATTCAAATTTAAATGCTTCTTTAGCTACTATAAAAAACTCAATTGAAGCTAATAACCAGTTAAATGAATCATTAGGTACAGGAACTGTATTCACAGATAAACAAGTATTTGATCAAATATTTTTAACAAAACAATTAGGTTTACAAAATGCTGAAGCAGCTAATTTATTAAAATTAGGTTTATTAAATGAAAAATCAACTGATCAAGTCACAACTGATATAGCAGATCAAGTTGTTCAATTAAGACAAGAAACAGGTATTATGCTTAACTTTAGAAAAGTACTTTCTGAAGTGGCTAAAGTATCTGGTCAATTAGCGGCTCAATATAAAAACAATCCTAAATTATTGGCTCAAGCTGTTATACAAGCTCAAAAATTAGGTTTAACTTTATCTGATACTACTAAAATAACTGACTCATTATTAAATTTTGAATCATCTATTGAAAATGAGTTAAAAGCAGAATTACTTTTAGGCAAACAATTAAATTTTGAAAAAGCTAGAGCTTTAGCTTTACAAGGTGATAGTGCGGCAGCAGCAGCTGAATTAATTCAACAAACTGGTGGATTAGCTGCTTTTCAAGATTTAAATGTTATTCAACAAAGAGCATTAGCTGATTCTGTTGGATTAACAGCTGATGAAATGGCTAATGCTTTAAAACAACAAAAATTATTACAAGAAACTGGATTTGGAACATTTGAACAATTTAAAGCTCAAGCTGATCAAATAAAAGATGTTAATGCTCAAAAAGCATTTTTTGCTCAAGTAGCTAATACTGAAAATGGTAAACAATTAGTTGCCCAATACCAGTCACTATCATTACAAGAAAAATTTAATGCTTTATTAGATTCATTTAAACAAACCTTATCTAAAATTGTAGAAGGACCTTTAGGAGCATTTTTGCATGGTCTTACAAATTTATTAACTAACGCTACAGCCTTAAAAACAATTTTTTATGGTTTAACAGCTATAATAGGTTTTCAATTAGCTTCTGGTATTACAAAAGCTATACAAGGTACAGTTACTTTTATTAGATTAGCTAAAGCGGCTGCCGCTGCTGAAAAATCAAAAGCTGTAGCTTCTGCTTTTAGTGGATTTTTAGCTAATCCAGCAGCGGCTGCTGTTGGTGTTGCTGGTGCTATTGGAGCTGTAGCTCTTATGTCTTCTTATATGCCTGATATAGAAGGTGGAGGAGGAGGAGGTGGATTATCAGTTGGTGCCCCATCAGGTGGTGGAATAAATACTGCTAATATGAATAGTAGTAATGGTTCTGAACAAATAAAAAAATTAGATGAAATTAAAGAAGCTCTTAGAGAAAAAAATCTTCAACCAATCCAAGTAGAGAATAAAATAGTTTATGGTAGTGGTGAAACAAGAAACTTAAATACTAATATAGCACAAGCTACACCAAAAATTTACAGATAAACATATTTATAACAAAATATAACCATGCCAATCATTGATCAATTAACCGGACCAACCCCAAAAAATTTAAGCTTACAAGGAGCCCCAGGTCTTTCTTTTGAAAACGAAGGTCAAAGAACAACTTCTCCAATTCAAGCTTTAGCTTCTAATGGTGGGGCTTTATTACTATCACAAGATTTAATCTCAGGTAGAATTTCAAATCAAATTCCATTTACTCCTTACACAGCAGGACCTTCTAAAGATCCAATTTCTTTACCTAATGGTCTTGAAGGCTTACCATTCTACCCAGCTATTGGTGGTGTAAAAGCTAATGGACAAAATACATATAAAGATTTAGGACCTATTGACGGTAGATATTAATGCCTTTTTTAAGTGACTTAGCCAACGGTGTAGACTCATTTCCATATTATTACGGTGGACTAGGGAACTTTACTCAAAAATCAATACCTTATGATGGTGATATTCCAGGATATGGATATAGTGGTCAACCCTATGTACAAGTAGGTATTAACCCAGATTTACAATTTCAACCATATGGTGGAGATAATCTTATTAGAGGAGGTTTATTAAATACAGGTTTAGCTATAGCTAGAGATGAGGTCAGGTTAGCTAAATTTTTAGGTGATATTCAAATAGGTCAAAGAGGACCTTACTACAATATTGATGGTCCTTTATTTTTATTAAAACAAATAGGTTTACAAAGATCAAATCCTCAATTTGAAATAATTGGAACAGCTAATGATAATAAACCTACTGCTCCAAGAACATATAATAGAGAATATAATATTCTTGATGTTTTAATTAATGCTGCTTCATCTCCATTTGGTTTTCATTTTGATCAAAATGGATTAATTACTGGACAAAAATCATATGCTGGTAATTATCAAACAGGAGAATCAGGTATAGCAGCTGAAAACATGACTCTTTTTAGTGGTACTAATGGTATTCAAGATTTTAAAGCTAATAGATTAGTAACATATTTTACTACAATGGCTTCTAAACCAGATGATTATCTTTTAAGATCTCAATTTGGTGGTTCAGATTCTGTTTATGGTTTAGGTAAAACAGAGATTTCTAGAGTAAGAAACACAGGTCCTTTAAATGATGCTACAACTGATAAAAGATTAAATAAATTTTTTAGTTACACACAACTATCTAATTTTACATCTAATTATAATATTAAATTTAACCAACAAAGACTTACCAAAAGTATATTTTCAGGATCTAATTTTAATTCTGATTTTCAAGACTTTAGAGCTAATCAAGATAATTCTCCCTACCAAGCTCCAACATATCCTTATTTTAATATTGAAAATAGATTAGGTACATCAACAAATGTTAATCCATCATATAAAGTTTTAGATCCATCTAAAGGAAGTTATAGTTTTCAAAATAATACAGGTAAAATAGATTCTATTAATACTATTAAAATAACATCAGCACAAACTTTTTATAATGCTTCTGTTGGTGGTAAATTATTAGCAGCTGAATCAGCTAGTTTATTTCAAATAGAAGCAGAAGATAAAAACAAACTATCAGGTTATTTTGCTCGTGATATAATTAAATTTAGAATTGAAGTAAATAACAATGATAAACCAGGTGTAGCAAATAATGAAGTATTAGCTTTTAGAGCTTATATTGAAAGTATGGATGATGATTTTGATGCTAAATGGAATGAATATAGATATATGGGTAGAGGTGAACCTTTTTATATATATGAAGGTTATGATAGAGATATTTCATTATCATTTATTATATATGCTCATACTGCTCAAGAAATGGCTCCATTATATAATAAACTAAATTATTTAATGTCCTCATTAACACCTGATTATAGTAGTCAGTTATTAATGCGTGGTAATTACCATTATTTAACAGTAGGTGATTATGTTTATAGACAACCAGGTGTTATAACGTCTTTACGTTTATCTAACTTTTTTGACCACAATTGGGAAATAGCTGTTAATGAACCAGATGATACATTATCAACTGATTATCAACAATATGAATTACCTAAATATTTAAAAGTAGGTCTTACATTTAAACCAATTCATACTTTCTTACCAAGAAGAAATACTATTGGAAATTACACAGCTCCATTTATTACTCCTGATATTAAAGCTTACCAATATGGAGCTATAGATAAAACTATAGATAATAAAAAGGTACAAAGTAATAAATATTTACCAATAAATAGAAATTAACCAACAATTGAATCGTTATCAAGATATACAGCAATTAAAAACAAATAGAGGTAAGAGATATTATACAACAACAAGATATCCTGATATACCTTTATCTGATGATGATTTATATATTATCACTATGAGAGGTGATAGACTAGATAATTTAGCTTATCAATTTTATGGAGATTCTACATTATGGTGGGTATTACAAATAGCTAATCCAAACACAAATAAAGATTCATTGTATCCTAATTTAGGTATACAATTTAGAATTCCTACTGATATAAATGCTATATTAGATGAATATGAAAGAATAAATTCTTAAAAATAAAGTTATGTCAATATTTAAAGATACATTAAAACCTGAAGTTATAGCTCAACTTAGGGCTAGACAAGAAATTATATCTCAAGATAATAGAGATGGATATTTAAACAATGGAACTTTTATAGGTTATCAAACTAAAAATTCATGGGTTAGAATGACATCAATGGTTGATTATGATAGTTATGAAAATATAACTGTTGACTATGATAATACAATTAATATTAAAAAAGATCAAAAATATACAGGTAATAGTTTAGCTAAAAAATATATTTTACAGGGTGGAACTTTACTTAGAAAAGGTAATAAAGAATCATTAAGATATAATATTAATACAGTTGGAGGATCTTACGGTGGTGATATAGGATATTCAAACTCAGAAAATCTTGGTAGACTTCAACAACCTTATGGTGTTAGACCTATGCCCGGTATTTCTAGTGTTCAAGTTGATACTAAAAGTGCTTATGGATCTTTAAGAGAAGCCACTGTTAAATTTTATTGTTGGGATAGACATCAATTAGAAGAATTAGAAATATTATTTATGAGACCAGGTTATTCTGTATTATTAGAATGGGGTTGGTCTAAATATATTAATTATAATGATCAAACTTTTAACACATTACAAAATGTAGCTAAACCTAAAACTCCAGTTAATGTTAATAATTTAACAATAAATAATTTTAATACTCCTTTTATTGATGCTTTTGATCCTAATCTTACTATTGATAATGTTTATAGTTTAATTGATAATAAAATTAAAGACTCTAAATGTAATTATGACGCTTTATTAGGGTATGTTAAAAATTTTAACTGGACAATGTTAGATAATGGTGGTTTTGAATGTACAACTACCTTAATATCAATTGGAGAAGTAATATCATCTTTAAAAGTATCATCAAATTCTAATAATGGTACTGAAGAAAATCCACCATTATATACATCTTCTGGTGTCACTAGACCTTATCAATATACTGATTATGAAAAAGTTTTATTAAGTCTTAAAGCTATAAGTAATCCTAGAGATTTTGATAATGAGGGTGAATATAAAGATGTTAATTTAAAAGATACACTTTTAGATATTAATTATATAGGTAAAAAATTTCAAAGTAGAGGCCATGCTGCTATTTTCAATGAAGCATTTACACCTAATTTAGACAACCAACCTTATGTCAAACAACATGAAGATGGTGATAACCCAGAATTTACAAATGTCTATAATGAATATATTTCTTTTAAAGTATGGTTAGCTATAATGGATTCATTTTTTCTATTAAAAACAGATAAAAATGGAAAATATGTTTATTTTGATATTAATGGAATTGATACAACATATTGTTTAGCAGCCCCTGATTCAATATCAATCAACCCAGGGATATGTTATGTTGATAATTCTGAAGCTTTCCCAGAATTAGCTTTTTTCTATCCATCATATGCTTTAAGTGGAAATGATGGTGTAAGATCAAAATTATTAAAAAATAATTTAGATATAGCTAATATAGGTAATTTTTATGATAAAACTAATAAATATGGAAACATGTCTAACATATTTATTAATCTTGATTTTTTATTAAAAACTTTTAAACAAATGAACTCTTCAACTAATGATGATGGAGTTGATGTTTTAAGTTATGTTCAAAATGTATTAAATGGTATATCAACAGCTTTAGGTGGATTAAATAACTTCTCAGTGTTTACTAATAATAATATTATAAAACTTGGTGATTTATATTATATTGAAGAACCTTCTAAAGCTAGAATTAATAGTAAATTTCAATTTGATTTAATAGGTTTAAAAAGTATTTGTAGAGATGTTAATATAACTTCTAAAATATTCCAAGAACAATCTACTATTATAGCTATAGGAGCCCAAAATAAAGGTAATTTGGGAGATATATATTCATCTAGTCAAACTATTTTTAATGCTGGTTTAAAAGATAGATTAGTTCCAAATAAATTTCCAAATTCTCAAGATCCAAATGATAGCAATAGTCCTACAGCTATTAAAAATAACACATCACATTTATATAATAAATTATTTTTGTTAACAACTTACATAAAAGACTTTGTAGTTGGGAGTGAAATAGGAAATATTGGTAAATATGAAATACCAACAGCTCCAAACCCAGCTTCAGCATCTTCTACTTTAAGATCTATTTTATTACAATTTAATCCAAATATAAATTTTAAAGCTTTAATACCCTTTCAGTTAGAAATAGTTTTAGATGGTATGGGAGGATTTGTTATAGGACAGATTTTTACTGTAAATAAAAATATATTACCTAAAGACTATTTTAATAAAAATTTAGGATTTATAATTACAGGAATTAGTCATAATTTAATAAAAAATGATTGGACAACAACATTAAGGACACAAATTTGTTTATTAGATGATGTTAATGGATCTATTGATAAGAATGTGAGTATTTTAAATGACGCTTTAATAAAAGCTAGAAAAGAAAGAGCTCAAGCTGAATTTGAACAAGCTGCTTCTGAAGCATTAAATTATGCTATATTAAGAGATTATATATATTATCAGTCAATTCAAGTTATGATGATGTATATGTTTTGTGATATGCCAGCTGATGGTGTAGGATTAAAAATAAATCTCACAGAAGGAAAAACCCCAGCATTTCAAAGCTTAGAAAATACAACATCAGATGTTATGCCAGCTACTTCAGCTCCAGGTAAAACATACAGATTTCAATCTTTTGAAAGATTAGTATTAGCAACTGATCCTAATTCTCAATTTGGTGAAAATGTTGATGGTTTTAATAGTAACTATAATAATAACTTAGGATATTTTGGAGTAAATTATAACCAATACCCAGTGAAAGGTAGTTCAGGTCCTGCAGGTACATTTGCTGATGGATATGGATATAATGAATTTGCTCAAAATTGGGTAACAACAACTAGAAATAATTCATCTGCAGCTGAATTAAATAAACCTATAAGTGCTTTAGATTCTAATTCTATTAAATTTAGTGAATTATTAGATAAATATGAATCAGAAATTTCTGATTATAGTTTAGCTAGTTTTCCTAATAACTGGACTGGTTCAGTATATAGACCAGACTTGTATATAGGTTATGTTAAAGAAGACTTAGGTACAGGAAACTTTAGTAATAGAGGTACTGGTCCTTTAAAAACTTTATTAAGTCCTGGAGGTTTTACTGACTCTGGAGGTACAGTTATTCAAGGTGTTATACAAAAGAATATTTTTGATTCTGATGAAGCTATACCAGGTAATAATAGCTATTTAGTTTATAATTTAGATCCAAATATACTTAAAAAGAATATAGATACTTATTTAGTAAACTTACAAGGAAGATATTCAACAATTTCCCCAGCTATGCCTGTTTTAAAATCATCTTATGATCAAATGCCAGCAGTTGAAGCTAAAGAAAAATATTTTAATAAATTAATATATCCTTTATTTAGATATCATGATTGGTTACCTGATGTTGCTGACGCTTTTGCTAGTAATAAAGTTGTTGGTTTATATAATGGTCCAAATAATTATGGAAAACAAGTTATTAATACATTCCAAAGATCAACAGTTAGAGCTAACCCAGCGGTAAATAAACGACCATAATAATGTATATACCTAAAGGACAAATATTAGACACATATTATTATACAGGAGGAAATGAATATCAAACTCCTAATAGGAATATATATATTGGTTATTACCATAAAGATACTTCTAATAGAATATGGTCTGGTAAAGAACATAATAGTGGATCTATTCAATTAATAAACATTATTCCTTCATCTATAGAAGATAATAATTCTAGTACACAAGCTCAAACATTATATTATAATAAACTTACAAAAACTCCTAACCTTTTAGGAGCCAATGCTAAACCAGTTCCATCTCATAATTTTACTCCAACTTTAGAAAATTATACTATTGGTTATTTACCTCGTTATTTTGTAAAATATAATGCTGCTTCTAAACCAAAATTTATTGAGACAAATCAAGCTACTTTTAAAAATATTGTGACGAATCCTACACAATATCATTCTATAATGTTAACTTTAGTTTCATTATTATGGAGAATCAAAGGACCAGTTCATGATCAATATAAAAATAATATTTTAATAAAACCAGGAGTATATGATTCAAATCAAAGATCTTTAAAAGAAGCTGAAAAAACATGTCCTGGTATAAGTTTATTTTTACCAAATTTATTAGAAGGCGCTATAATAGAATCTTAAGTTTGGCTTTTATAACATTTTTTGTTATAATTAGCTAAATGCATTATATAATTGAAACACCTGAACAGCTTGAATTTCTTAAAAAACATAGTTGTTATGACAGCTGTTTTGTAAATATTATACCTAGTAATGATTTATACCATCCAAAATTAACAGGTATAAGTTGTGTGTATTATAGATGCTCTAAAACAAAAGGTTATATTTTACCTATCAATCATACAGAGTCTTTTAATTTAGATTGGAATTTAGTATTAGATTTTATTAAAAAACATAGAATAATTCATGTACTTGATAAAAAATCTCATGATTATTTTTTACCTGATAGTATAGTATGTACAGATGTTAATTTTAAAATATTAAATAATGGAAAAGATGCAATTAAATCTCATGAATTTAACACAGTTACTCACAATTATTTCTATAGACAACATTATTTTAGGAATAATGTTAATTCTTTAATTTCAATTTCAAAACATTATGAAAAATGGGAATTAATTTACCCATTAATTGAAAATTATTTAGATAATGAAATTGATCATTATTTTGATTATGAATATACAGGTGTATTTAAAACTATAGAAGAAAATGGTATAAAAATATCACCATCAAAGTTTAAAAACTATTTTGAAACAAACCATGATGAGTTTTCTATAACTAAAAATAAAATCCATACTAAATTTAATTTATATAATGTTACTACAAGACCTAGTAATGCATTTAATAATATTAATTTCGCAGCTTTACCTAAAGAAAATGGAGCTAGACAATCTTTTGTACCTTCTAATGATGTTTTAGTTGAATTTGATTTTTCTGCTTATCATCCAAGTATTATAGCTAAATTAATTAATTATGATTTAGGAGATAAACCATATCAACATTTAGCTGAAATAATGGATGTTAATGAACAAGAAGCTAAAGAAATAACATTCCAGAATTTATATGGTGGTATCAAACCAGAATTAAGAGATAAACCTTATTTTAAAAATATAATAACACTTATTGATAAACTATGGGATGATTTTAATTATGGAGGTTTTGTTTTAATAGGAGGAAATCGTAGATTAACTAAAAATAATATTGATAGTCCTTCACCACAAAAATTATTTAATTACTTAATTCAAAGTAAAGAAACAGAAAATAATGTTAAAATTTTAACAGATTTATTTAAATATTTAGAAAATAAACAAACTAAAATTATACTATACACATATGATTCAATATTATTTGATTTTTCTAAAAATGATAGTAAGCAGTGTTTGATTGATATTAAATTAATTATAGAAAAAAATGGTTTTAAAACAAAATTTCAGTATGGAAAAAATTACGGTTTCAAAGATTGATAACATATTTATCAGTCGACCAATTGATGAAATCGTGACTAATAAACTGTTTTGTACCTTTATTCAAAGAGAAGATCTAAATGAAACTATCTCTACTATAACAGGTCAATATAAAATACTATATGATAAAATATTTGTTTTAGAATCAAAACAAACAGATGAATATATTTGTACATACAATATTGACTCAGTTAATTTTGATAATCAAGTATTTAATAATACTATTCTAGTACATCGTAAAAAAGAAACTAATACATTGTATACTATTAATGCTTTAAATGCTTTAATAAGAAGTTTAAATGGTGGGTTAATGGATCCATATTATAAAATAAACTGGCCTGATTATCAAAATATGATTCTTTTAACTCAAAATAATGAGTTAAGAAAAATTCAAACAAAAATCTTTAAAATAATTTCTCTTTAAGTTTGGCATTTTAAAAATTTCTCATTATATTTGTATCAAATAAAAAAGTTACAATATATGAGTATGGATTTAAATGCAATTAAAAATCGTTTGCAATCGCTGCAAAACAAAAAATCCGGTGGTAACAAAGAAGACCGATCAAAGTACTTCTGGAAACCATCTGTAGGAAAACAGGTTGTTCGAATTGTTCCTTCAAAATTCGATAAATCAAACCCATTTAAAGAAGTTCTTTTCCATTATGGAGTAGGAAATCGCTCTATGGTTGCTTTAAGCAACTGGGGTGAAAAAGATCCTATTATTGAGTTTGTATCTCAACTCCGTAAAACTAGTGACAAAGAAAACTGGAAATTGGCTAAAAAAATTGAGCCAAAAATGCGAGTATTTGTTCCAGTAATTGTTCGTGGAGAAGAAGAAAAAGGTGTTCGTTTGTGGGAATTTGGTAAAGAAATGTATCTTGAACTTCTTAGTATGGCTGAAGATGAAGATATTGGGGACTACACAGCAATTGTTGATGGTCGTGATTTGACTGTTGATACTGTTGGTCCTGAAGTTACTGGTACTAAATACAACAAATCAACTGTTCGTGTTCGTACTAAACAAACACCAGTAAGTGAGAACAATTCTCAAGTTAAAGAGTGGTTAAGTGAACAACCTGATGTTTTAGGTCTTTACAAAAAGTATGATTTTGATGAGATGAAAAACATTTTGATGGCTTGGTTAAATCCTGAAGATGAAGTTGAAGAAACTACAGTAACTTCAGAAGATGAAACATCTAGTCCATTTGTTGAAGAAACATCAAAAGCAAATTTCTCAGCTCCTGCTCCAAAGAAAAAGAGTAATTTTGATGAGGACGAGTTTGATTCACTTTTTAACGACTAATCCACATGGCTAAAAAAAGTGGAAATTCAGTTAGTGAAACAGTTTCAGGTA